TTGTTATTGTAACAGAACCAACACCGCCACCTGTCAAGTTAGCGATACCAGCAGCCTGAGTTCCTTCTGCTTTTTTAGAGTTGATATCAAAGTCATATAATACTGTTGGGAAATCCTTAAAGTACATTTTATAGACCGTCCTTAATCTTATCTTTTGTCAACAGAGCCAACTCACGGAATGATAGTGTTAAGTTGATTTGTGTTGGTTGTCCATCTGGGAATGTAGTGAACACACCATTTGGAGTATAGTTTACATTTACTTCAGTCAACACACAAGATGTGTGGCGGTGTAGATTCTTGTTCTCTTTACCATTCGCATAGTACATAATATCGAATTCTGATGGATAGATGTAAACGAAGTTATTGGTATCTTTGAATTCTGGATGCATATGATACTTGAATTCTTGGATGATGTTCATTACGTTCTTAGCCTCTTGTGGGTTTCGAGGAAAGAACTGATAATCGAAAGAGAATGTTCTGAAGTCTACACCTTTGAAGACTTGCTCTTTCTTGGGGTTTGCTGCTAGACCTAAAGCAGCTGAATTACCAGCAGCGTTTGGACCTTTCGATAAAGCCAGATTAGTGATAACAGCTTGAGCCACACCAGCAGTCTCTTTTAATTTACCAGTACCAGTAACTGCTTTCATAATCTCAGTGCCAGCTGCATTAGCCATGGCTAACATAGATGTGTCATCTTCAGACCACTGAACACCGTAGCGAATAGATAGCTGGTTTGGAATGTGAAGGGCGATAGCAGTCTTCAATCGACGCTGAGAACGCTTAGCGTCTGGAGCCATAGTCGCAGCAACACCAACACCAACGGTAGCAGTCGCAGCAACTTTAGCGTTCAAATCACCAGAACCTATACCCAATTTCTTAGCTGCATATGCTTCAACACCAATAACAGCTGCATTAGAACCAACTAAACCAGCTTTAGACATATTCTGTCCAATCAAATCACCACGATCTCTTGGAGCATAATCTTCTACAGTCTGCACACTCTTATCTTTGAATAATTTAGAATCTGTGGCTACGTTGATATAAAACATAGCGTAGTTGCCACCATATCGACCATCTGCAGCCATCAGATCCGATGGGTACGAGTGGTTCTTTATGTCATACTTTCCATCTTGGAATGGAGAAGCCTTACCTCTAGCAGTGTAAAGGTTGGCTGGGTTTTGTAGTGTTTTAGCGTAGTTATTAACACCTTCTTTGGCGGTGTTATAAGCAGCTTTGGCGTCTGAAAAGAGTGACATATTTTCTCTAAATAAAGGTGGTGTTATTTATTCCCTAATTACTTATTTATGTTCCATAAAAGAAAGTTCGTTCCAGTCTTTGCAGAAAAGTACACAGGAGACCCCTCTAATATCATTATGAGGTCTTCATGGGAAACTCAATTTGCAAATTGGTGTGATAAGAACCCGAAAGTGGTTAAGTGGAGTTCAGAAGAGACAATTATCCCATATCGTTGTCCAACAGATAACAAGATCCATCGTTATTTCGTGGATTTTAAGATCCAAGTGGCTACTACTGGAGATGTGTTGAAGACATATCTGGTTGAAGTTAAACCAGCCCAGCAATGTGAACCACCAGTATTTCCAGGTCGAAATACTAAGAAGTATCTCACAGAATCTTATACCTATATCAAAAATCAAGCGAAGTGGGCTGCAGCTAAACAGTATTGCCTCGATCGTAAGTGGGAATTCAAGATTATCACTGAGTATGAACTTGGGCTGAAGAAGCCTAAATAAGATTATGGCTAAAAAACCACCAATGCAAGACGTCTTCGAACGTAACCAATATGATCTACTAACAGCTGTTAAGAGATCTAGAAGTTGGTTCGACAAACAGGTCCAAGAGATGACCAAGCAGCAGTACACCCCAAAGAAAGTGCTCAATGGAGATGTGAGTAAACTCACCACTACATTGATTCCAGGGAATTTGTATATGTACGCTTATGATCCAAAGACCAAAGAAGATCTTCCATACTATGATAGATTCCCTCTAGTTTTCCCATTCAGAAAAACAGCTGATGGGTTCTATGGTTTGAATATGCACTACTTGCCGTATGTCCTTCGTATGCAGCTACTGGATAATCTTCTAGCATTCAAGTCAAACGCTAGATTAGATGAGACCACTAGGTTGAAGTATTCGTGGGCTATGATTGATGGTGTTTCTAAATTCAAAGCAGCCCAACCTTGTGTCAAACAGTATCTAACTGGACACGTAAGAAGCCAATTCAGAAGAGTCGATTCCAACGACTGGGCTACTGCTATGTTACTACCTGTCGAACAGTTCGTGGGTGCCAGCAAGCAGAAAGTTTGGGAAGAATCCAGAAGAAAAATTAGAAAACTATAATGGCAACTATCAAAGAATTTACAGCAGCAGTCAAGAGCAACGGATTAGCTAGATCTAATCGTTATGCAGTCGTAATGACTGTCCCAATGGTATTCAATAATGATGTTACCAAAAAGGCTCTGATGTTCTGCGATCAAGTACAACTTCCAGGTACTAATTTCTCTACCACACAGAATAGAACTTATGGTGAGTTCAGAGAAACCCCATACGAGAAGTTGTATGAACACATCAACCTGTCTTTCTACGTAGACAAAGATATGCAGGTTAAGCAGCTATTCGATGAATGGCAAAACCATATCTACGATCCAAAAACTCGTAATTTTAACTACTATGATAAGTATGTTACTGATATTTCTATCGAAGTGCAAGATGGAGCAGGACTACCGACATACTGGGTTGATCTGCACGAATGCTATCCTAAGAGCATCGGTGCTGTTCAGCTAGATTACGCTTCTAGAGATGTTATGAAGTTATCTGTATCAATGGCATACAAGTGGTTCGAAACTTCAAACAATCCACCTACATTATTACCAGATGGTCTACCAAGAAATGCATTACGTGATAAACTAATGAATTTCGCAGTTGGCACAGCTGGTGCGTACGCAGTGACTAAGTTGCCTGCACTGCAATCAAAAATAGCAGGCTTTACCTCAAAACTAAAATTCTAAAGGGTGATAACTATGGCAGAAGAAAGCAAACTAAGCGCAAGCGAACAGAAAAAAGAAGATTGGATGAATTCCAAATGGCGTCCAATGATGGGTTGGATGTACATGGCTACTTGTACTGCCGACTTTATGTTGTTCCCTATTCTTTGGAGTTTGGCACAAACTTTATTGAAGCAACCAATCACGCAATGGCAACCACTAACTCTACAAGGCGCAGGTTTGTTCCACGTAGCTATGGGTGCTGTTCTAGGTATCGCAGCAATGGGTCGTACACAAGAAAAACTAGCAGGAGCAAACAATGGCGGAGCAGCAACGACATCACCAAGCATCTCTCCAGCACCTAGCGTATCTGCGCCAGCACCAATCCCAAAACCAGTTCTGTCAACCCCAACTCCAGTTGCAGCGCCACTCGGACTCGATCCAAGTGACCCACCAACTAGAAACACTAGAAACGATTAAACAATATGAAACTTGATGATTCTTTATCAGAGATCTTCGATGTCGCTCCGATGTCGAAGACTGAAGTGATTGCGAAAGACGGTGAAGTAATTCCTGAGTCTAATGATAGAATCGAGAATGACTATGATGTCACTCGAAATAATCTTCGTGAGTTGCTGACTACAGGACAGGCTGCTTTAACCCATGCGTTAGAAGTGGCAAAACAATCTGAACACCCACGTGCCTTCGAGGTGGTGGGTAACTTAATGAAACAACTAGCTGATGTGAACCAACAATTGATGGACATTCACCAGCAAAAAGCCAAGCTAGATGCACCAAAGGGTGTAGCTAAGACTGGTGGTGATAAAGTGACCAACAATGCTATCTTCGTGGGTAGCACTGCTGAATTGAATAAAATGATCAAGAAAATGCAAGGAGAGTAATTATGGCTTTACCAATAATGGCAACACCGACATATAGTTTGAAGGTGCCATCAAGTGGATTGAATGTAAAATTTAGACCATTCCTAGTGAAAGAAGAGAAGGCTCTTCTTATCGCCCAACAATCAGAAGACCTCAATGTTATGGTCGATACTCTGAAGGGTGTTATTAAGGGATGTGTAACTGATAAGATTGATGTAGATAAACTAGCGATATTCGATATCGAGTATATCTTTACTCAGATTCGTGCTAAGTCTGTCGGCGAAACTGTTGAACTTTTGTTCCCGTGTGACGTAGACCATGGTGAAGATAACGACAAGGCTAAGGTAAAGATCTCTATCGACATCTCTAAGTTAGAAGTAGAAATTCCAAAAGAACATACCAACAAAATCGAATTGTTTGAAGACGTTGGCGTTGTTATGAAGTATCCTTCTATGAAAGTTCTTGCTAAGCTGGAACAATTAGATACGGAAGACATCGATGCTATTTTCGATGTTATCGCTGACTGTGTTGATATCATCTATCAGGGTGATGATCTACACTACGCAGCAGAACAGAGCAAAGAAGACATTCTCCAGTTCTTGGGTAATATGACTTCTCAACAGTTTAAAAATCTGCAAACATTCTTTACCGCTA